AGCTGATACAGTTATTGAACCTAAAGATGAAGTGCCCGCTAATCCACTGAGTACAACTGGTATGGGTTGACCCCAAGTACCTTGTCCCCAAGTACCTCTGCCCCAGCCAGTTATGTTAGCCATAACTTACGCTATACGTATAATCGCTGTACTTGCTGCTGCTGCGGGGAACTGTATAGTAAAATCACCAGCTGTTGAAGTTTTATCTCCACCAAAGTCAATTGAAGCCACTGCTTTATTACTCTGCGAGCTGTTATATATTAAACAACCTCTAGCTGTTATCGTAGCTGTGCCAAAAGTTAAATCAGCAAAGTCTGTAAAACCTGTGGTTCCGCTTGATGTTGGAGTTACAGCTGTTAAATTAGCACCGCCTGAAGTATAGTTTGTCCCACTAGCCTGACCTGTTGTGGTAAAAGCTGTTGTAGTGGCACCTAAAGTAGCTGAGCTAGTGTATAACGCTAATTTAAAAGTATGACCTGAACTAGCAGTAAAATTATGAGTAGCTGTTAATAGTTCTTTTTTAAAACTGGTTACTAATGTTGATGATATCGCCATTTATTTAAGCTCCTGTAAAATATTAGCTAAATCTTTATCTCCTTGTTTGACTAACAGATTCTTCATAGTACAACGTTCACTGTTAATCGCCTGTTTAATATGATATAGTATTGTTTCATAAATAGAAAGTTTATAAGCTTCCGCCTGTTGTCTTATGTGCGGTGCTGCGTTTTCCGATATACCACATATTCTTTCTGTTGCTCTTTCTGCCCAGTGCTCAGGTGAGTGACCTTTATTATTTTCAGTAGCCACCTTTATTAAACCTAAACCGCTCTCTGAATTATTTAACATCAGTATCTTTTAGCCTCAGGTGGTCCATCCATAACTGTTCTGATTTCACTTATATTTTTAAGTTGTTCCTCTCTTACTCTATCGTTATACCAAGATAATTTAACTTGTCTATATGTTCCCTCAGAATCTACGATCAATATATCTGGGTCATCAAGTCTATGATAACCATATACTCTTTCTTCTATAGGTGAGTTAGTGTCAAGTAAACCTGATCGTGGTGCTACATTAATAACCATACCTGCTTGTATGCACTTAGCTAACCAAAACTCACAACAACCTCTACCAGCTTCAGCAAAATGTACGTTACCTTTATAACTAAAATCAATACCAAACAAGTTTAATGATTTTACTTTATTATATAAAGCAAAAGCAAAAGCGTATGGTATGGTGTTATTGAAGTAAGCACTATCAGTAGCTTGTGCTACTTCTTCTAAAGGATATAACAATGCTGATGGACATCTGTCATCTAATTCACAAGTATAGATAGGACATTCAGCTTTAGGTAACCATCTACGCATTATGCCTGTTTGAGTGCCTGCGTCGTCGGTATCCATAAACCTACTTACAGGGTCTAGCATGAAGACTCTATCACACTTAGTGATAGCTCCCATACAATTTATTCCCCAAACCTCATCGTAAACGTTTGAGTGTACTAAACTTAGGTGAAAATCTAATTGACTTTCTCCCATGGCGACTATGGCAATATTCTTGCCCTCTAATTCTTTTTCTATCATGATTGGGGTGATCTCCTTATTTCGTCATAACGTTGTTGATCTCTTGTTGATTTAGCTTCACCAAGATTTTTTAATGATGCTAAAGCTTCTTGAAATCTAGCTTCATACACTTGAGTGCTTTCAAAAGCTTTTAAGTATGTATTAGCCTCTACTAAACTACCATACAGCATAGCATTTACAGCGTTAGTTGATAACCATGTTGTACCTGTAGCGGTAGCAGTTAAAGAAGTTGGTCTATAAAAATAATGTAGTTCAAAATTAAAATTACTGTTGGGTGTAGGAGCTAGTATAAAAGTGCTCTCATCAAACTCAGCATAGTATTTAGGTTGCCCTGTGCTAGACTCTGTTGGAGTAAAATCTCTTATAAAAGAAACATGTTTTAATTTTAGATAATGATACTTATTGTCACTATCAATAACTGCTAAACTAAAAGGTGATAAAAAATCTGTAGGCATAGATAAATAAGTATTACTAGCTGTGCCAGATCCTGTTGCATTTTTCCTAAAAACATCTAACTGAACATTTTTTAAAATACGTTCCTCAGCACTTTTTATAAAATCAGGTAAGTGAGTTACTAAACTAGACTCAGTGCTCTCAACATAGTCTTGTATAGCAGTTTTTAATGATGATAAAGTCCAACTCATGTTATTATGTTACTATAGTTATGTCACCGAGACTAGCCTCTAACGTTTGAAGATCAAAACTAGAACCTATGGGATCGTTATGGTTTATATTCATTGATAAACCAGTAACACCATTTATATCTTTAGTATTTTCTGTTTTTATTACACCGAAACCTGTTGTAGGTGGTTTTTCACTAGGTCTGGGTTGCCTTAAAGCTTCAGGGTCTACAGGCTGTATTTCAGGTTCTAGTTGTGGGTGTTTAGGCTCAAAACATTCTGGGCAAGTTTTTAAACCGTTCCACTCTGTTTTTAATTCTAAATACCTATAAACAAAACCACATCTATCACACCTAGCTCTTGATTTTTTACCAGCAGCATATGCCATTATTTTTTACCTCTAGCTTTACGTATAGCTTCTTTACCTTTTTTAGCGATTCCTGCTTGTCTTGGCTTACCAGCAAACCTAGCACGTTGTTCTAAAACTGTTAAGATTTGAATTTTTCTAGCAAACGACTTACCGCTTTTTTTAACTTTAGCCACAGTCTTTTTAGCGTCTTCTGGAGTCGCAAATTTAATTCTAACAGTATCTTTAGGATTTTCATCTGTGTATAACCTCCTACCTGATCCTTTGGGTTTTTTACCTGTCCCTACCTTAGGGTCTTTCTTTTTACCTTTTCTTTTTGACACGTCTTCTTCTCGTTACTTTTTTAGAGCCTTTTTTGGCAGCCCTCATTTGAGCAGAAGTTGGTGCACCTTTAGCACCTTTCTTACGCATTTTTTCACCTGAACCTGCTTTTATTCTTTTACGTTTAGCATGTATATTAGCCCATAAACCTTTTTTCTTATGTCTAGGCATTAATAACTACTCCTACTTGGAACTAACCGCATTGAAACTCTAGGTTGGTCTTCTTCTGCTGCTAGCCTAAAGTCTTGTTCATATTGTTGTTTTAATAAATTTACCCTCTCTGGGTTCTTTTTCATAGCTATGTAATAAGCTAATCCACTAGTTAAACAAGGTATAAACCTTGAGGGTATATCTGGGTCTTCAGCTGAAGAACTAATATCATCTATACGCTGTAGTCTATTAGAAACTAATTTATAAGTATTAGCTGAGTCTGGTGTTGGCCACAGCTTCACTACTGGTGTTTTTTGTCTATCTACAAATATTTGAGTTGGTCTACCAGTTGAACTTTTATTGGGTATGTTTAAATACTCACTCCTACCTATACGTTCAAGTTGTAAATCCGTGCTGTTATTAGATGAATCTGTTTGTCTTATAACAGCACTTAATAAATCTAGATCAAAAGAATTAAGGGTATAACTTGAAGTTCCTGCTGTTAAATCAGTAGTGACCTCAGCTATAGTCCAGATATTAACACCCCTGTTAGACCAATCAGCGAACATTATGTTCAATGATCTTCTAGCTGTTTCTGCGTCGTAACCTGTCCTTAATTCTATACCAGCTAATTCAAAAGCTTCTTCTATAGCGTCCGCTACTGTTAAAGCAAATGTTTTAGTTCCAGATGTAGCCATTCGACATTAATACTCTTTAATTAATGTAAGTATTATGACATAAGAGTCACCACTTGAGTGACCTGTAGTTGTTAATTTTATATCACCTGTTTTACCACTTGCTGCTGCTGTGTTTTGCAAACCACCGAAATTACTAAAATCAATATCATCACTATAGTTTGAATTTAAATCCCAGCATATAGTGTTAGTACTAGCGTGCCATAACAATTTTACGCTCATACCAAACGTTGAGTAGCATATTTTTGATAATTTACAACCAGTGCAAGTAGCTCCATCTGACTTTCTAACAGCCAACCCACTTACATCTACCTTAGTTACAGCAGACTCTCCTGTTCCATCTGAAGTGTTGGTTAGTTGTATAACAGTTTTTCTGTCATCATCTATGATGGTTGTTGATGTTACTGCATCAGCCATGGTTTACCTCCCTTACGCGTCAGCGAATGGTGTTACTATAGTGCCTGATCCTAAAACTATACCTTCTACAGCATATTTAGCACTAGCTATAGCAGTACATCTTACTATACTACCTGCTAATCCACCTTTTGTAGAACCGTTCATAGTTAGTACATCATTAGAAGCACCTGAGATAAACACTTTACCTGATGCGTTATCTTTACCTACGTAAACACCACCTACGAACTTATCTGTTCCATCTGATTTAATATCTAAATCAGTAGCTGCAGTAACAACAACAAAAGTAAAACTAGCTCCTAGATTGTTTAGTTGATTAGGATCGTCGTCTCTTCCTGGTGCTGTAGCTACTATACTCGGTAAAGTAAATTTACCGTCAGCGTCATTACAAAGTAAAACTTTACCAGCATGATCTGCTACTGTAAGTGAAGTATCAGCAGTTAAACTAACTACGTTAGCATTACCTGCGCCTATGAATCCAGCTAATGATCTAATTGGACCCGAAAATGTTGATTGTCCCATTTATTTCCTCCTGTGGAAAAAAGATCTATCGTCTTGGGTTAGTCTGCTAGGTCAGTCGATAGAACAAATTAATAAAACCTAGATCTTAATTCTAACTTAATTAACCCTAAAAAGAAAGGGAGCCGAAGCTCCCTAACTTAACGTTTAATTAAAAACGCTCACCCCAAAACCAATTATGCTCCTGGTGAACCGTAAATGCCTCTCCAATCACTAAAACCGAAAGAATATCTTTCTCTAGCTTTGTATCGTACATTTCCTGTTTCAAAGTCTCCTTCCATGCCAGTTTGCAGAGGAGATCTAACGAAGTGTTTAAGTCCGTTAGGTGCATCTGTTTTAATGAAGAAAGCATCAGTATCTGTAAGATAAT